ACCAGTATGCGCGACTGTCCCCGCTCTTCAACCACGGCACACAGCTCTCACGATCTGAGGAGGCTGCTATGGACGCCGCCGCCCGGATCGCCCTCGAAATCCGCGCTCTCTCCCCTATGAAGGACACGACCAAATGACCGACCACGACAAAGGTGACGCCATGACCATCACAGCCGACGAACTGAACGCGCTGGCAGATCGTGTAGAGCAAGAGGAGCCGAGCCGGGAACTGGACGCGGCGGTGCTGGTCGCGTGCGGACATCAGGCCGTTAATCGCGGGCAGCGCATGGATTGGGAATACCGCCAGAACGGCGTCGGCATTTGGCGAAGCATGCCAAGCCCGACCATCAGCTTAGACGCAGCCGTGACACTCACCGACTGGTGCATCGCGCATTTGAGCGAGATGGGCGGAGACGGCCTGCCCATGTGCGCTCTGACAGACGGCATGCGCGAGGCCACTGGATATTGCCTGAACTCGCCGACATCGGGCGTCACGGCGCTGGCTCGCGCCCTCTGCGCCGCCGCCCTACGTGCCCGCGCCGCTATCCGCGCTGCAGAGGGGAAGGAGGCGGGACTGTGAGCAAGCACACACCCGGCCCTTGGCGTTTCCTTGAGGCCGACGATCACAACCGCGACGACAATAGTTGCCGGCCGATCACGATCTGCGGCCCAGCCGACGACGATCTTGCGAACGTCTACAGCAGCGACGATTCGACGGTTTCAATATCGCGGGAGGAGACAGTTGCGAACGCCCGCCTGATAGCCGCCGCTCCTAATCTGCTGGAGGCCGCTAAGGATGCGCTTTCAGGGTGGCGCTACATCCGCAGCCAGCATGGAGATCTGTCCGGCGTCGGCTGGGATCGTGTCGAGGATGCCTTGCGTGCCGCCATCCGCGCAGCAGAGGGGAAGTAGCCATGACGATAGATGCGCGCCAGATCGAGCGCGTCCGCGACCGGATCGCGCAATACATGGACGACGAAACAAACTGCCTGATGGAGCAGTACATCAACGCGGAGGACCTGAAATTGGCCAGCAAGGTTCTGGCTGCATACGCAGCCACGTCCCACGCCGCACTCTCTCCCCCTGTAAAGGACAAGCCATGAACCGCAACATTGCCATCATGATCATCGTCGGATTGTCGTTTATCGTCGTTGGGGCCGTCTGGGCTCAGCAGTGCGTCCAGTGGAGCTGCACCACGATCAACGGCGTACAGACGTGCTATTGTACAATGCGAAACTGAAATGTGGTTTGGCACGGCAGCTGTTCCCCACGAACAGCCGTAGCAGCCAGAGGGCGGGCGGCATTGTCTCCTCGATGCCGCCCGTTTACCTTTTCACCATGAGCGGATCACCGGCTATCCCCGTCACGCACTGTCTCGAGTGCGGCATCAGTTTCTACGCAGCGCAAAAGCGTCACTGCCAAAGACGAACACTTACCCCAAATGCCTGTCCCAAGGCTCTGATTGTCGAAGTCGCAAACGGCGCTATCGGCATGACAGCCTGGACCGCCGCCAACCTTCGGGAAAAGAGAAAGGCTGGATTGCATCTCTGGCAGAAGGACAAAAACCTTCTGAAGAAGATCGACGCGGGCAAGTTCTCCCTGAAGTGGATTTCCCGTCGCTACAACCACAACAATCTGATCACCAACAAAACCAAAAAGATTGCCAGCTGGACGAAAGCCGATCGGCAGGCAAACGCCGAGCGGCTCGCACAGGTCGCCCGGCGCAAGCGGGAGAGAGTGGCGCTCCGCAAGCAGCAGGCCAAGGCGGTAGAGGCGATCCTGACGGCTACCGATTAGCCTCGGACTGTTTTTCCAACAAAGGAGGTTGAAGTGAATGAGCTGCACAAGCAGCGCATCAGGCATCTGATTGCCTTGTTGCGTGTCAGAAAGCCGGAGAAGTTCGTCATCGTGGACTGGTTCGACGAGAACTGGATCGAGCAGAATTATCCGAAGAAGCCGCTGTCGTGCGAAACCCCGGCCTGCGCGATGGGGCTCGCTTGCCTCGATCGCGAGTTCAACAAGCAGGGCCTCACCGCGGCCGAGCGGAATGGGATCATCACGCCGGTGCACGACAATTCCGACACCGGCGATAGCGTGGTCGGCAACGACATCGCCCAGTCGTTCTTCGGAATACCGGGAGCCCAGGCCCGGTTCATCTTCTTCGACGCAGGCTACCTGTGCGACAGCGAAAAGATCACGCCCGACATGGTGGCCGACAAGCTCGAGCGGCTCCTGCGCGGCATCATGCCCGCGCACATAGAGGACATGGGATGATCGCCGACGTGCTTCACGTTCTGGTCTCCCGCAAGGCGGTGGACTTCACAGCAAAAGTGGTCGGCGTCTGGGTAATGTCCTTCGTCGCCACCTCAGGAGGTTTGTGGGCTCGCCGAGTCCACGATCGGATGACCCGTCACGACGGAATCATCGTCACTTGGAAGAAACGATAAGAGGAGACTTGTCATGAACGTCTACGAGAACCTGCACAACGCGCTGGTCGCGGCCACACAACAGATTCGCGAGCGCCTGGCCGACCAGAACATCCCGCGCATGCGGTTTGAGATCGAGGTCAGCGGCCGCACCGAGTCCGGCGGTGTGATCCTCAGCTACAGGCTGGGCGAGGAATACTCCAGCCAGAGCCCGGAGGGCAGCAACCTCCCCAACGTGATCAACGAGTTCATGCGCCGGCGTGGCTGGAAGAAGGAGAACCCGACGCTGCTGATCGAAGACTTCAGCGAGCCGGTGCCGTCGCCGAAAGACATCGTGACGGTGGCGCCGCCAACCCCCATCGACTTCTGATGCGCCGACTCGACGACCCCCGGCTCAGCAAGTACGCGCTCGATCTGAGTCCGGGGGACCCGCCCGTAGATGGCGCTTTCAAAGTCAGGAACCTCACCGTGATCGCAAGCTGCGGCCTCGGCTGGGACCACGTGTCGGTCAGCATGCGCGATCGCTGCCCGACCTGGAAAGAAATGGAACTTGTGAAGCACCTGTTCTTCCTGCCGGAAGAAACCGCGATGCAGCTTCACGTTCCACGGACTGATCACATCAATATCCACCCTTTCGTGCTGCATCTATGGCGGCCCCAGCACGTCTCCATTCCACGCCCACCAGAGGAACTCGTCTGATGCTCGACACTTACGCGGCGATGATGCGGGAACACGGGTACATCCCGATGAACCACAGCACGCCCAACTTCTTCCCGGTCGACGCCGGGCCGATCTACGACGACCGCGGGAAGAAGATCCCCGGTCACCAGCGCGTTTTCCGGGGAGACAGCGGCGACACGCTGGGCATCCACACCGAGAAGTACACGATGGTCCCCTACGAGAAGCACTTCTCGATCTTCGAAGACGCCATCCTGGCCTCCAAGCTCGACAAGCAGGGCATGCAGGTCGCCACCGATATGTCGGACAACGGCGCTCGCATCTTTCGCCAGTACCTTTTTCCAAGCGAAACGTCGGTAGTGCTGGACAGCAAGGGTCAAGAGAACAGGCTGGCGCTGCGGATCATCAGCTTCGACAGCTACGATGGCAGTTCCGCCTTCATAGCCAAGGCTGGCTTCTTCAACTTCATCTGCGCCAACGAAAGCATTTTCGGCAACAGCCTGATCAACATCCGCTTTCGCCACACCGGAGACGTGCAAGCGCGGGTCGAGGAAGCGGCCGGCAAGATGATCGTTGCCAGCGAACGCTTCCGCGAAGAGGCGACTCGCATGGAGCGCTGGCCGAACATCACGGTCGACGCCAACCAGCTCGCCGTCCTGCTTGAGCACCTGCCGCAGAGCAACAATACGCTCATCAACCAGTTCGTGTCGGACTTTGCCCGCAACGGCAACGACGACCTCTGGGACGTAAACCAGTTCCTGACGTCGTGGGCGACCCACGGCATCCCGCCCAAGATCAAGGCCGATCGCCAGAAGCGTGTCACCGATCTGGTCGAGTCTCCGGCTTGGAAGCGTCTGGAGGTCGCATGAAGCCCCCTTACGTCTGGAGACACTCGTTGACGGAAACCCGGCGCAAGTCGGGTTTTCTTTCCCGGCTCTGGATCATGCAAGCCACAAACTGGGTTCTCTTTGCCATCGCCGTTTCGGTGATGGCTTTTCTTCTCGCAACACTTACGAGGTAATCATGGCCGACAGACTGAACACCGCGCTCTCCAGCGAAGAGCTGGTGGTGAACGAGAGCAACGCCCGCAAGAAGCACGAGACCGATCCGGCGCTGGTGGCGTCCATCGCCTCGGCGGGCCTGATGTACCCGATCACGGTCAAGCCGATCGACGGCGGGCTCTACGAAGTCATCGACGGCGCCCGCAGGCTCTACGCCATCCGCGAGGGTGTCCGCACCGGCGCAATCGACATGCCCCGCATCCCGGTGAAGATCATTGAGAACGGGCTCGACAGCCTCGAGTACAGCCTGCACGGCAACCTGCACATGGCGATGCACCCGCTGGACGAAGCAGAGGCCATCGACAAGCTGTCCAAGCGCGAGGAAGACCGCGGCACGATCGCTGCTCGCTTTGGCAAGACTGTCACCTGGGTCGATCAGCGCGCCAAGCTGTCGGGCCTGATCCCCGAAGTGAAGAACCTTTACCGCGAGAGTCAGATCGACCTCGAGACAGCGATGGCGTTTACGCTGGCCGACGCGAAGAACCAGAAGGCGATCGTCAAGGCTCGCCAGTACGACAACGCTCAGGTCGTCAGGCGCATGGCGACCCAGACCAAAGTCAACGCCAAGGAAGCCATCTTCGACCTTGAGCTGGTGCCCGAAGAGAAGATCGAGCGCGACCTGTTCTCCGACGACATCTGGATCACCTCGATTCCGCTCTTCCTTAAGCTGCAGGGCGAGGCGTTCGACGCCAAGGTCAAGGAGTACAAGGACAAGGGCTACAACGACGTTATTGTCTTGAAAGACGACGACTGGCAGACCGTGAACAAGTACGCCGCCGTTCAGGGCAAGGTCACCGACAAGATGCTCGGCAAGCTCACCTGCCTGTTGCAGCTCAGCGCCAACGGCAAGTTCCGCGTCTGGGAGAACATGATCCCGAACAAGGAAGCGAAGAAGGTGAAGGCGTCGGCCGACGGCCCGAACAAGACGGAGGCTGACGCCATCGTCGAGAAGACGGCCAAGGACCTCACGATGAAGCAGAACGAGTTTCTTGCTGCCCAGGCCGCGTCTGCGATGGTGAGCGACATTGAAAACGGCAAGATCGAAACCATCGTGATGGACTGGATTCTCGTCACTGCTTTGCTCGGCGCGCAGTCGTCGGTGCCGTGGATACAGACCACGCGAGCCGGTTTCAACGCCGAGCGCCGGTGGTCGGGCATCAAGACGAGCAACCCGACGGCAGCGCCCGATCAGTTGTTCGGCTTTGAGGCCTGCTCGCTCGCCGACTGGAAGAAGAAGCCTGTAGCTCAGCGGCAGGAGCTGGTGCTCGTAGCCTATGCCAGCCTGATCAACCCGCCCTACGGCATCCAGAACGATGCACTGAAAGACATGCCGATCGTCGGCTGGGCAAAACCCGACGAGTCGTTCTTCAACGGCTACCGCACCGACCAGCTGGAAGACTATCTTCACAAGTCGAAGATCAAGCCGAAGGAGCATGAAGGCTTGAAGAAGGGCGATCTCGTGAAGATGTGCGCCAACGTCGCGAAGACGGACACGGCGTGGAGGTTTGGATTCAAATGAGCCTGACAGTCAAAGTCCTCGAAGTCAGAGACAGAGCCACGTTCGTCCCGGTCTTTGCGATCGGGATGGCAACGAAGCTCGAGCCCGTGCGCTGGTATCTTGATCGCACGGGATACGTCTCCGGCGCGCCCGATCCGTCAGTCCTGATCGGTCGTCTGGATGGCACCGGACGCATCACGCCCGATCCCTACCAATGGGAGGATCGGACAATGCAAGCCGCTCACTTGTTCATCCTGAAGAACTGGTGGGCGCTCAACGATGGCAGCGTCGTTGACGTCGAGCATATTCTCGGTGGGACGAAGAAGAAAAAAGAGAGCGAGCGCTTTCTTTCCGGCCGGAAAGCGTGATCAAGCCCTCCGCAGCTGAGGTAATCGAAAACCTTGCGAAGCTTCAGCAGAAGAAACCGAAGACGGACGAGAACGCTCTTTCCAACGACGAGCCATCTCGATCCGTCTTATCGCGTGCCGAACTCGAGCGTGCTTTGTCTTTCGCTCTTGGAGGAGAGGCAAAGCGTAAGCGACCAGTGCGCCTGGCGTTGGCATCACGTGGTAGGTCTCGCGGCTGAGACAGTCGCGGACTGACGGCATCAGCAGATCCGCCGGTATTTCCGAAAGGATCGAAACATAAGCCTGCAAGGTCTTGTACGGCAGAGCCTTGCAGTTGAGGACAGTAGTCGCCAGCGCAATGCACTCGGCGGCCACCACGTCTCCGCATCCCGCAAGGTTCGCTTCCATGCGATCGGCGACCGCGGGGAGCCAGTTATCGACAGGGTCGGGAACGATGTGCTCGATCAAGGCGATCTCGTTTACACGCTCCGCCCGGGTCAGTGATTTAAAAAAAATGTCTCTCTTTTGTTCAGCCGGCAAGCCGGACAGGACCGTTACCGGCAGAGAGTCTGTTGTCATTCCAATTTCTCCTTAATGCCATACCAAGCAATCAACAGAGCCTCTGCGGGACCGTCTGCGGCCGGTGACGCAGGCCCGAAGACCTCACGACACAGATCAATGGCTTCGCCCTTGTCGGCAGAGAGACCCAGCGTTTTTTTCCACTGATCCGGCGCAACGATGTGCGTGCTGATCTTGAGCAGAGAAAGCGAAAGGATCAGGCCATAGTTCGTGCCTGCCGTATGGGTAGCCACGGACGATTGGTTTGGACGACCGACCTGTCTTTCGACAATCAGGGCGTGCGGCCGATACTCGGCAATCGACTGATGCATGGGCACAATATCGACCATGTTGAAGACTTTGCCAGTCATCGAGTAACGCACGGTGCTGCGAGGCATCTTCATGGAAGACCATCCATACAGTTTCCCCTCGCGAACCTCGACAAATCCGATACCACCCTCGAGCCCGGGGTCGATTCCAACATAGCGCATCTGCTTCTCTCCTTAAGGGAACAGTTGATATTGCTCATACGAGAAAATATTGGGAAGGTTGAACATGACCAATCAGGCAGTACTTCACGGTCGCGACATCGGGCCGCGATGTTTCCTATGTCGATGGGGAACACCCCAGCAGACAAAAATGGAAGACGGCAATAAGCGGCTGATGATCCAGTGCCGCTTGAACCCGCCCCAGATGCTGATCACCGACAAAGGCGCAATGGTCGCCCTGTGGCCGGTGATGGCTCAGGCCGACTGGTGTGGCCAGCACAAAGAGAAGAACAGTGCTTTCGCGCCGCAAGTTTGAGACAGAGGCGGTTGCCGCAGGCGTGCCCGTCTATCTGGTGCCGGGGCTGATCCGCTACCGCTTCGATCACGCCCTGCCCGGAGACGCTCTCAGCGCCATCCTCGCCAACGATCTGTTCTCGGCGGTTCAGTATGCCGATCCGATCGTCCTTCAGTCGCTGCGACCGATCTCGCAGTTCATCTATCTCCACTGTCCGGCCATCAGCTGGGGCTCACGCGAAAACGTGACCCACTGGGCCGGTGAATATCCAACCCGAGAGGAACAGCACGCATGAGCAGTCTCACACCCAAGCAGATCGAGGCACGTCGACATGGTCTCGGAGCTTCCGACGCCATCACGGTATCGCGAGGCAACCTCAAGGACTGGCAGGCGCTGCGGGCCGAGAAGGTAGATGGCGTCCAGCCGAAGTTCAGCGCCGACAGCCGGTATCTGATGAGCCTCGGCGTGGCGATCGAGCCGCTGACGATGCGGCGCTTCGCCCAGGACCACGCGCTCCTGCCCATCCCGGCGGAACACATGGTCTACTGGAAAACCGATCCGTTCTTTTTCTTCACGCCCGATGGCGTGACGGACGAAGGCGTGCCGGTGCAAGCCAAGTTCCACACCGGCGACAAGAGCATCCTCGAGCTCGCCGACTTCTACCAGCCGCAGCTTCAGCACGAGATGCTCTGCATGGGGAGCCACAGCTGCTGGCTGGTGGTCACCTTCGGCCACTATGGGCGGTACATGGCTCAGCAGGTCGGCCGAGACGAAGCATTCCTCGATGCCTATCTGGCGCGGGCGATGGAGTTCCGGCAGTTCATGCAGGCGGGTATCGTACCCGAGTCGATGTCCGACCAGATCGAGGGGCCGAAGGTCCCGCGAAAGCGGGATCACATCTGGATGGAGGGCGACAACGAGGTGAAGCCGCTGGCCGTCGGCGTCCTCGACAACTACCTCGGCGCCCAGATCTTTGACGACAGCCTGACGAAGCTGAAGCAGATGATGCCTAAGGACGCCGCCACGGCGACGTGGATGCGGGCGGACGGGTCGGGCGTCCGGCTGAAAGCCAACCGGGCGAACGCGATCAGCTGGACGCCGATCTATCCAGGTTAGGCCCTGCGGAGGCCGTACAGCGCGATCTCCGGGAAATAGGCCCGGAGACTGCCAGGAAGCCACGGACCGCGTCTGGCGGTCAAAAAAAGGGGTGTTTCACGTGAAACAAGACGATCTGTTCGGGCTCACAAAGGGTCCGTCCGGCGAACAGCTCAAAAAAGAGGCTTTTCAGAAGCTAAGCGGCAAGCACGGGAGGTGGATTCACTGGGCGCGGGAGCAGGTCTACCAGCTCCTCGTCAAGCGGACGGCCGACCACGAAGCCTTTCCTCTCACTGCGCCTCTGCCCACGGTCACCAGCGACGATATCTGGGACCGCTGGCCGCCGCCGGCCGACGCTCACCCTTCCGTGATGGGGCCGGTCTTCAGCGACCTGCGCTTCCTGCGGGAGGGCTACCAGAAGTCCAAGCGACCCTCGGCTCACAGCCGGGTGATCTCCGTCTACGTACTCTCAAGAAGGAACTGACATGACCGACAACATGGACCTCTGGAACAAGTATGGGGTCACCGATCCCCGGCACACCAAGGAAGTCGGCTTCGGCCGCAAGTTCACGGCGATCGACGCCTACTACCAGATCATGCGCGCCACCGAAGCGTTTGGACCCTTCGGACAAGGCTGGGGCTGGGACAGCGAAGAAGACGTCGTCGTCGCTGTCGGCCCCAACGGCAAGACCAGCACGCTCGCCAAGGTGAAACTCACCCTCTGGTATCGGCCCAAGCCCGAAGCGGACGTCGCCGTGACTGGCCCTGTCATCGCCATGAATCTTCTCGTCTCCTCGAAAGACGTGCCAGACGAGGAAGCTTTCAAGAAGGCCACGACCGACGCGCTCACCAAAGCTCTCTCTTACCTTGGTTTCTCGGCCGACGTGTTCATGGGCAAGTTCGACGACAATCGCTACGTCGCGGCGCTCAAAGAAAGTTTTTCCAAGACCGATGTTGCCAAGGCCGCCGAGCTGCCGCCGGCAGTGAAGCAAGCCGTCGCCAACCTCAAGGGCATCCCCTCCATTGAAGGACTGTCTGCGGAGTGGCTAGCGATCAAGCCGGAATACGATAAGTTGGCCCCGGCGCAGCAAGCCTATGTCAGGCTCCAGTGGACCCGCAGGAAGGATGAGCTGTCGCCGCAGGAGTAGCGATGGCGCGCAGGAAGAAGCCGAAGATCAAGAGTGTTCGCCCCCGACGAATCGGAAAGAAAAAAGGAGGGGCGAACTTCATTGTCTGGCTGGAAGACGAGGGCATCTACGGGCGCAAGGGGCAGATTACCATCACCCTCCCTGACGGTCGCAAGATGTCGGTGACCGCGGCGGCCAAGGAGTGCGGGATCAGCCCGCGCACCCTGGCACACCGTGTTGCTTCCAAGCCAAAGGAACTCTGGTTTGAAAAGCGGCACCTGCGCCGCAAGCCATCTGCTACCACGAACCCGGCGAAGACGATCAGCGCGACCGTCTTCAAAAACATCAAAGGCGTCTACAAACCAGACCCCTATGCCAACCCGATCGGCTTGCAGAGAGCCAAGGGGCGCTACAGCGCAGGCTCGAGCAAACGGCTGGAAGGTCCGGTCAACCAGCGCATCGTAAAGCGCCGGAAGATGTCGGGGTTTACACCGGAGCTGACGCATCCTCCGGAGGAATGATCTCCGGCGGAAATGCCGGATCGTTCGTGTCCATCAATGGAAAAGTATTCAAGAACTCGTGGTGCTCGGCATGAGCGGGGTCCGACAAGACCAAAACGCTCAGGATGAATATTCCTCCTTTGCGTTCGATTGGACTAAGAGCTGCGCTTGGGACCGTCAAAGATGGCCCCCGAACGGCATCTGCAGCCGCGGCTGGCAGCAAGATAAAAATAGACATCAGACTTGCGCTCCCACGGCAGTAGCCCACGCTTGGACGTTGTTGTATCTGGCAAGACGCTGTGTCCCAGTAAGAGCCGCGCCATATGAGACGAAGCCGAAAGAACTGGCCTTGGGGCTGATGAGGGTTCCTAGATTATTGTAGCCGCCGATAAATATTGAATTGATTGGCAACGACGCTCCCACTGCGGGAGGATCGGCGGTACGCACCATGTCAACGCCATTCTTGGCGCCGTAGACATCGGTCACCAATCCACCGTTTCGACCGCCTTGGGTCAGGCCAAGACTACTGGCAATTGGAAGAGTAAATGTTCCCACCTGAGAGTTTCCCGTGACGTATGCGACGGTGCCCACTCGCGACCTGATGCTAATCCGGCGGTTTGACGTGTTCTCGGCACCGCCGCTATAGGCGTTAACATTGACCTCACTTCGTTCGTATATCTCGAAGTGGTTCGATGACGAGGTCATCGCTAAGGCATCAGTGACCGGCGTGTACAGCGTGTCAATGTAGCTCGTAACGCCGTCCGTCGCATATCCCCGATCAACAGTAAAGGTTGGTGTGTTGTAAGCAACAGCAAGAATACGTCGCTTGAGGGATATGAGAGCCTGCGTGGAATTCTCTGCCCACAGGCCAATATAATCGTCCGTCAGAGCCCAAGCACCGGACGCCTTCTCGCTGTAGATAAACTGATCGACGATGATGCGGCGAGCAAGAGAAACAGAACCGCCATTAGCGATGACTGAAGTTTCCCAAGACAATACATCCGCATCAAAAGCACGCGGCGCCCCTCCACTTTCGCCAACAGACGTGGAGAACACGCCCTTCATAATGTTCGGCGCCATGATTACCTCACCACGGAAAGACGTGCCGTGCCGGCGGTGCGGACCCAGCGCAAGCGAACCTGCCAGTTGCCGACCACTGTTCCTAGCTGAGGAAGATTAGTGATGTCAGTCCACGTTCCCAGCACAACAGTTGGGCCAAAGACGCCGTCGGAGATGATGGTCTGGCCTTCGGAATAGAAAGTGCCTGTTGCCCCTGACGTGTTTTCGGCAACGCACATAAAGCTGTGAGCACCGGGACCAGCAAGCAGCAGCCAGTTAGTCTGACCGTCTGCAGTCAGATCTAGCGTGCGCTCGTAATTCGGTCGCCCGACAGCAACAAGCGCAGTGTTCGTCTCATACATCTTTCTCTCCCATGCAGCAGTTTGAACAACTATCAGTACTTGATGACGTAGTTGATGATTCCCGTCGGCTGGACCACACGAACAGCAGACCCGCTACCGACCGCTGAAGTAATGTCGATGCTGCTGCCTCCGTACCAAAGCGAAGAGCCGCCGCCACTGCCACCTAAACCAGAATTGACCGATGTCAGGAACGAAGTAATTGAGTGGTCGTGAGCAGGCAGCTGGGCAGTAGAAAGGTTGAGTTCTGAAACGCCGCCATAAGCCCCGAGATCAGTCCCGTTGATGCCGCTGTTAGCGACCGTTAGCCGGTTGGCTGTAGTGCCGCCCATGTTGTCCTTGCCTGCTGTCACCCGACCTCGAAGATCAGGAAGATTAAAAGTTGTAGTGCCGTCGCCAGCGCCAAACTCCGTTCCGATCACAGCAAAAAGAGCGCTATCGGTTGTTCGGCTCTTTGCCGTGCCGTCGCACCAGTAAGTCCCAGTCGGCAGAGTAGAGCCTGCCCAGGCAGTGACTGAGCCGATAGGCATGCTTCCAAAAGGCGTGCTGGAGCCAACCGCGCCGATTGCAGTTCGAAACCCGGCTGCGTCAGTGATTCCGACCAGCGTTTTGAAAAAAGTAGAGAAGCCCTGCAAAGTCATCAAAGTGCTGGCGGTGGAAGTCGACATAACCTGCCGGCCGTAAGTAGACGTCGGCACGCCTGTGACATTGACCGGCGTCCCGTAAAAAAGCTCGCCACTCGCGTCAAAGCCCAACCAGCTATTTGGCGCGTCTACCAGCGGAGGAAGTTCGAGCTTGTCGTACTGGTTCTGATCGACTTCAGAAACACGCATGCTGGCCGACTGGAGCCGACGAAAGTCCTGCAAGATGACAATCATCCGGTTCAAGTCCGCGTTCAACGCTACGCGGTCAAGGTAGCCCGTCAGCGGAAAGTTAGAGTTCCGAAGAATGCTGGTGCGCCGGGAAATCGTTACCATTCCGTCGCTGACAGACGCCACCAACACAACAGTTCCAGACGGATAGATGTCGTCTTCGTTTGGCGTGCCGGTGATGTTGTAGTCAACGCCGCGAACCATCAGCGTTGTGATCATGCCGACAGTCGTTCGCCGGACCTCAATGTCGTCCAGCCCAAAGAAAGGGAAGTCGATGGAAAAGTTAGTCTCGGCTCCCGAGACTACCACCTGCCGCCAGCCGTCGTTCTCACCGATCGTCGTTTGCATGACTATTCTCCTGCAGCAGACAGCTGCGCCTTTTTCTTTTCAGCTTTCGCCCGGAGCTTGTCCGCACCGGCAATGTCACCACTAGCCCTCAGATCGCGCTCGGTCTGAGCGCTGACATACCGCTTGTAAGCATCCATTCTGTCTTTCTTTGCGGCCTTTTCTTCCGGACTTAACTTCTTCGGATATAGATCCGGCGTGATTGCATCGAACGCCTTGTCCGTCCACGGAAGGTTCTGGCCCGGCACCAGCCGGCGAGCATTGTTCCACGTTGCCGCGGTCGGGTGCAGAGTCGCAAAATCGTAGAGGACAGACAAGGCGTTGCGGCCTTGACCGCCGACAGGACCAGCAAACTGGTCGAAAATCTTGCCGCCCTCGCCCCGCTTCCACTTTGGCTCGCCGGGATGCCAGTTTGACCCGTTGAGAATCACCTCGGGGCGCAAACCCAGCCGGTGACCGCTCAAACTCTCAACTGCACGATTGGCATCTGCAAAGTAACCCAGAACAGAAGAACGCTCGACTCCGTCGGCAATGATGGTCGTGATCGGCTTCTTGCTCGTCGTGGTGCCCTGGAACAGCTGAGCGCGGATTTCGTTCAGAACGATGCCGCCGCCTACCATCGCGGCTGCGCCGTACCAGAACTGCGGAGAACCCTCCTGCAAGCCCGAGTAAAGCGTGCGGATCAGCTGGCCGACCGCAAAGCTCTTGTACTGCATCAGCATCGACGTTACTGGCTTCGACATGAAGTTTGGCGTGTCGCCCAGCCCCGGAGTTGGAACCGTGCGAACCGTCATCTGCGCCAACGCCGATGCATAAAGACGCGCCGCTTCGGGATCGGTCCACTTGTTGAGGTTGGCAAGCCGCAGCGACTTGTACTGAACGCCGTGCTGCATCAGCTGCTCAGCAATAACCTTCATCTCAACGTCGCCGATACCTACGCCGGCCAGACGGGCTCGAGCCCAGTCCGGCATTGCCTTGCCAACCAGACCGCGCTCGATGATCTTCATGTTCATATTTCCCTGAATGATCAGGGAAGCCCAGTGCTTGTCGAGCTGGTTGATCTGGTTCAAGCCGTTCAGCACAAAGTACCAGCTGTTGGCTTTGTTCATGCCCCGCTCGAAAGACGTGCGGTGCATAGTGATGTCGCCCATGTCGGAAAGCGATGCAGCTCGGAGATTCAAGATCAGCTCGGCTCCGTCACCAGAGAAGCGTAGATCCTCCAGAGCCATCTTCAGGATTTCCTTGCGGGACCCAGAGACAAGACTCTTAAACCCGGCGCCGTAAGCAGCTTCCAGACCCTCAGTCATTACCGGACGGACCAGATCAAGAATAGCCGACACGCCCGACAGGCCCAAAAGCGTCATGTTCGCGAACTGCTTGGCGACCCGGATCAGCCGATTGTCCCACGTGTGAGGATCGGCCGCTGCGCCGTAGGTGCCATAGACTCGATCGCGCATTGCCTGAATGTCTTCGACCGCAGATTCCATCTCCTTCTGGATGGCATCAACGCGCTGCTGGGCTCGAGCCATGAAAGCAGCCGCGTCTTCCGGTGTCTGGGCAAGCAGAGCCTCGGCCTGGGCTTGCTCCTGCACCTGCTTCATCATCACGCGAGCCTCATCGCTCACCTGCCCGACTTCCTCCATCAGATCGGTCGAGCCGAAACGGCGCTGCATCTCAATCTTTGCGCCCATGTCTTTCACATGGTGACGAAGCAGCACTTCGATGTCGGTCTCGAGGTAGTCCTTCACCAACTCGTCGGGAATGTCGAAGGTGCGGGCGTGCGCGCCGGCGGGACCGCTGACGCTCTTGAATATGTCGTCGATGTCGCCGCGGGTATAGACGGGCTCGGCCTTGGTCAGGGTCGAGAAGATGTGGTCGGCGGCCTTCCTCGCATCGGCGAGGGGCATCCGCTGAACAAGCCAGGAAACAAAAGTTTTTTTTGCGTTCTCTTCGTCGCCCAGCAGCTTGTCGATCATCCACATGCGCGTGCGATAGCTCTGCCCGGTCCGGACCTGCAGGCCGTTCGTCATCAGCTCGTCGTACTTCTTGATCGACGTTGCGATGCGGGCCTCGAGGTTCGGCAGGTCGCGCTCGTACTCCCTCATCTTCGCTTCGGCGGCGTCGGCCTTCGCCCGCGCCTCGGCATAGGTCGCCTTGCCTGCATCCGTGTTGGAGTGCTGGAAAGCACCGGCCTTCTGGTTCTCCCGGTCGAAGATTTTCTTCTGCTTCTCGAACCCCTTGAGATTCATCTCGCGGCTTTCCTCCAAAGCCGCCAAAGCCTTCTGATGCGTGTCGCGGAACAGGTTCGTCTCTTTGGCCTGTTCGGCCACCTCGTCGACGACCTGCCGGTAGCGCTTGGCCGACTTCTCGACCAACGGCGTCGCGGCGTCGGTGATCAGATCCTTGTCGCCGTTGCGCGCAGCCTCGCCCACGCGCCGGCGAAAAGCCTCGTAGGACAGCTGCTGCGTGTCCTCCCACCAGTCCTTGGCGTAGGTCTTCACGTTGAAGACGACAGCCGAGCCGTCGCCGCGAATGTCAGGCTTGCCCATCCTTAGCTCGCGCCAGTCGTCCTGGATGCCGCGCAGGGCGTCGACCAACGGCTTGTTCCAGCGGACCTGAATGGCCGTCTCGACCGGCACGGCAGAGGCGATGCCCGCCTTGTTCTTCATCCGGATCAGGCCACCGGAACCGACGAGGTTCTCGATGATGTTCTGGAAGCTGGAGAAGCTCGAAGCCGCGGCGCGGGTGATCGCGTTCATGCCCCAGATCGGCAGACCGGCGGCAACCATCCGGTTCGCGACCAGCTCGGCCGCCTTGGCCGCTTCTGGACCGGACGATCCGGCGATGGCGCTGACAGCCGCCGCGCCGGCGTTGCCGTTCGCCCGACCCTCAGCGCCCACCCAGCCGGGTTTCCCGGTGGCGATGTCGGCCACGGGCTCGTCGGCCAGGGGGAGAGCCCCCGGCTTGAACTCCATGTCGACCAGCCGGATGCCATCGAAGGTCGCCGACGCCGGAGGAACCCCAGCCGGCTCGTCCAGCCAGCCGGGACCGCGCAGGGGAACGTCATCCAGCACCTCGGGCAGGTCGCCCGGTTTGAATTCGGTGTCGATGATCCTGCGCCCGTCGTCGAGATAGCCCGGACCCAGCGGCTTCACGGGCCGCGGGCGGCCGCCGCCGTCGAAGCCAGCAAGGTCGTCCTCGATGCCCCGCAGGACATCGTTCATCCGCCCTCGGGACGTGCCGCGCTCGAGCATCGCCTCGGTCGCACGGATCGAGGCATAGTCGCTCGACAGGGAGCTCGGGAAGAGATCCCTGAACTTGCCGTCCAGTTCGTCCACAGAACTGCTGTAACGGCGGAGACTACCCCGCAGCGCGCCTACAGAGCCGCCCAGAACGGCAGGCAGCAGGATGATGTCGGACCACTTCTCCACCTCCACCGTCGGGTCCAGCTGGCGGTGGACGGAGTAGTCGACGAGAGAGAGACCAGCCTGCACAGCCGCCGCTTTCACCGCACCGTGCAAGCCGCCGTAGATCACGCGGCTCGTGCTGTAGGAGGCGGCGTCCGAAGCCTTCTCGGCTCCGCTGGCGAGGCGGCTCGCCAATCTGGCGCTCTTCACGCCAAGCGTCAGGGGGATGTAGCTCATGGGGTCGCCGAGCAGGCTGCCCACCATGCCGCCCACGGTGCCGAGGCCGCCGATGTAGTCGACCTCGATGCCGGAAAGCTCTTTCTTCTGCAGGCGATCGAGGACCCACGTCAGCTCCTCCTCCGAGCGAACGTTCTCGAAGAACTGCCACTGGCCCGCCCACTTCGATCGGGCGATGCGCTCGCTCTTGTAGGGATCGAAGTTCCGATCCGTCTGGAAGTTGGTGGCCGTAATCAGGCCCATGTATTCCTGCGCGGTGCGGAAGATCGAGCCGCCGATCGAGGCATCGAAGCCTTCGGCGACGGACTGGAGCAGCAGCTCGGTGCGCCGGGCGAGGGTGATGTTCGGGTGAAGCTCGGAGAGCGTCGGCTCGACCAGCGCCGGCGCGGCCGAAAAGGACTGCGGACGCCCGGTCAGAGAGCCTTCTTCAACCAGTCTTTGCGCAGCCTCGCGATCGCGGAAGGCCCTCAGAACATGAGGTTCCAGACTCCTGTACTGTTCGTGGCTCAGCCCGCTCACCTCGCGGTGAAAGGTCGCGAAGTTGATCGCTTCGGCGCGGGCGGACGGGCTCAGGGCGAGAGGGCTCAGTCCCGGAGGCGCAGAGACGGGAGGCTGCGACACGATCACCGAAGGAGACGGGAAGGCGAGACCGCTCGGGTCGGGCAGAAGGTCGGCCATCAGGGATACGCCATCATGGCGGCATCCCTGATCCCTTTCAGGATCAACTGGAACTCGTTCTGCTGCGTCGGCTTGCTCCCTCCCGCTCTTTCTCTCTCGATTTCAGCGGCGCGGCGCGCCACGGCGTCACGCTGATCGCCACGCACCTTGTTCTCCTTCGGATTGCCCGGACCAAGCAAACGGTCTGCCTCCTGATTGAGGATGGACTGCTTCACGCCGTCGCCCAGCCACGTGTCCATGACCCCGAGGCCAGTCACCTTCAGAGACTGGAAAGCCTCCTGCGCCCAGAAGCCGATCTCGCGGAAGTTCTCGGCAAGCGTCGGCGGAGTGGGACCGATGCCGGGAGAAGGCGCGGTCGCAAAGAACGGCTCGCGAACCACCTCCTTGTTACGCCGGCGCGTGTCAGCAACGTCGGCGGGCACCTCGAGCGGAGCCATCGCCTTGCGCTTCTGCTCGCTGACCGCCTGGGCAATTGACCGACCATAGCCCGTCAGCGCCGGATCATGCGGAGACATTTCGGCGAAGGTGATGTGCTTCCCACCGGTCACATAGCCGACGGCGATGATCGGCTCGCCGGAAGCCGACAGCCGGGTCTCCATCTTGCCGCTCTGGAAATCGAAGAGGATCGGCATGTTGTGACCCTTCCCGACGGCGTTCTCGATCATGCCCTGAACATAGGCCGACACCTGCTCATTCGTGGCCGGCTGGCTGAGGCCCGTCATCTTCGCGACGAGGGCCGGCCCCGTCATCAGGCGAAGGATCGACTGGCCGGGATTGTTCGGGTCGGGAACAACCTCGGTGAAGTCCCGGTAGCTGTCGATCTTCATGGCGATGGCGCGCTTGTAAGTGTCGATCTCGTGCAGCTTGTCGTTCTTGCCGTGAACGCTCACGTGGCGGGCTGCGGCGTTGATGATCGCCGCCTTCAACTGCGGGTCGGCGACGATCTGGGTTTTCTCGCGACCGAAGACACCAGCCTTCAGCTTGCCCCAGAGACCCTCGTTGTCTTCCGGTGTGGTGCTGTTGCCGTACAGAGTGCCCGGCTGCGGCGCGTCGCCGATGTTGAACTTGGGCGAAGAGTTGAACCATGAGCCGACGAGCGAGCGGGAATTGTCGACGTTCATGTTCGACATAGTGGCTTCGAAGGCGTCGTCCATCTTGCTGTGCATCTCTGGCGGAGAAGCACCAGCCTGGCCGGTGAAGGACGTGCTTCCACCTTTCTGCCGCTGCGCGATCGTCTCCTCGGGAGAAAAGCCCAGCGTCTGGAAGATCTGGTTGCCGGCCTCGCCAAGGAGGTTCGTCGCGTGGATGGTGGCGAGATTGGAGTCTATGCCGGGCCGCTTGGAGAGAAGCCCTTCGACGTCGCGGAAGAACTTCTGCGAGTTGGCGACCAGCGTCGGGTCCGTCGTCCGGCCATAAGTCGTGTTCAGGAACTCGGTGACCTCGTAGGGAATGCCGCCCGTCAGCGCCATCCGCTGGTAGGCAACGTCGAATTGCTCCGCAGTGCCGACGAACGTCTGGCCGCCGAGATAGCGAGAAAAAGGGTCTGTTTCGGCTTCGGCTTTGGATTGAGCCGGCGTCTTCGGGATGCCCTGCTCTGTCCAGCGGCCGTGGTGATAGTCCGTGTTGGCGTTCTGGGCGTACATCTTGCCGCGGGCGATATGATTGCGCTGCACGGCCTGAGTGACCTGCTCGGCAGAGACGATGTTGCCTACCCAGCCGTCCTTGTACAGGCGGGTGACCAAAGCCTGCACCGACGGCTCGTCCATCACGCCAGTCGAGACATCGTGCAGCTGCTGGAAGACATCAGCCTTCATGTCTTTCGCGGCATACTCCCTGACGCTGTTCTCGGCGAACTGGACGATCGACGGCGGCACGACATGCCGCATCGAGCGCAACTGGTTGAGCAGGCGGCTCTGATCCTGCTGGGCGTACTGGATCTGCTGCGGGGTGTACTCCCCCGGCAGGCCCCGCAGGATGCTGGCGTTCGCCATCAGGGAATCCTGCGCGTAACCGGACGTCGCCTTACTTACCACGCCCTCGGCCTGGTCGACGACCGCAAGGCGCGACAGGATTTCCACCGGGCTTGCAGTCTTGTCCGAGTAGATGCCCATCCGCATTTCCTCGAGCTTGATCTGCCTGCTCTGGGAAATGGTAAGAGCCATGTCGGCAGGGACGTTGCTGGGCATCGGCTGGGTGATGCTCATCACCGCGATCTGATCGGCCTGAACGGCGTTCTTCAACTTCTGGTCTTGAGCCGCGAGCACCAGCTGCGAGTTCTGGCCGCCGGTGGCAATGGCCGTTGAGACGGCGGAGCGGATTTCGTTGGCGAACTGCGGGTACTTTTTCGCCTGCTCTTCGCCGTATCGCTTGGCTTCAAGGACGCCCTCATAGCTGAACTGCTGGATGGGGACGCCCTTCTCGTCCGTTTTGGGCTGCCCGGCCTTGTCGCCAGTCGTGTAGATGATGTTGTTGATGTAGCTCCTGCTTTCGAGCTCCTTCACGATTGTCGCGGTAATGGCTCCGGCCTTGGCCTTGTGAACCATGTTCGTGATCTTGGACTCGGAGGCACCCGCCATCCGGGCCAGCTTCACGAAGTCTTCCAAATCCGCATTGTCGAGCAACTTGCTCGCCGCGGCGTCTTCCGCCGACATGCCCAGCACGGCTTTCGCCCGCTGGGACGTGTTCTCGACGTAGCTGTTGAACGACCACGACAGCTTTTCCTGCAGCGCCTTGTTGTCTTCGACCGCCTGATTGTTGAGGGCGACCGAGACGGCCTGGGCAGAGACGCCGCCCAGCCTGACCTTCAGGAAAGGCGCAAGCTCAGGGCTGTGCGTCGACAGGAGGTCGTCGCTGTACTTCTTCATCTCCTCGGCAATTTTTGCCGAGTCGGTCGGGTACTTCGCACCGAGCTGCTGCGCGTAGGCGTTCGCGTCCTGCATCAGCGCGGTCGAGTAGAGCGCCTCCGCCTGCTGCTGGTAGGACGTCGCGTAGGCGCGGGACTTGAAGCCCGCCGGCGTGAAGCTGGACGGAGGCGTCAGCTTGCCGTTGCCGTCCCGGTCGATGATCTGGGCGGCCTCTTCCCTGCCCTTCTTCACCTCCTCCGCGCCGAGGAAAGTGACGGCCTGATCCGAAAGGGTCTGGGCAGAAGCCGCCATCTGGTTCGCACCCTGGGCGGCAACCTGCGACGCCATATTGCCAGAGGGGACGATGTTGGCGTCGATCGGTGCTGTGACCTGACGGCTCTCGAGGCGTTGAAGGTCGGCCATTTTAAGCGCCCCGCGCAATGTCTCGCGGATCGACGTCGGATCCCTTGCCCCAGCTGCCAAGCGAGTACGCCTTGACCGTCCCGCCGAGAAGGCCACTAGCGAGAGAGAACCAGCCCTGCTCCTTCATGCCGCTGCTGGCGGCAAAAGCATCTTCTGCCCGGAAAGAAAGGCGCTGCGAGCGAGCCTCGCCCAGCACGCGCATCGTCTTCAGATTGTCGCGCATGATGCTGATGTCTTCGTCAGCCGCAGCGACGTTGTGGCGCTGGATCACATCAAAGGACGTGCCACCCTCCATGCCGATCCCCTTGTTGCCGCCAGCAGCTTCGTTAGTCGACAAGATGCTCAGCACGCTTCGGCGAAGCTGCTTCTCTTTTTGCGCGCCGGACAGCTCGGCACCGGACAACTGCAAATCGTTCATAGACGCCTGCAGTTGAAAGTCCTGGCCCTGTCGCTTCATCGACTCGGCCTGGGCGTCCGCGGCTTTCTTTGAGCCGAAAGCACTGATGATGCTGCCAGCCATGGACGCGCCCATCATCGCGTACTGTGCACTCATATCTCGACCTCCAGAGAAAGCGCCCGCAGCGTGAACGGCAACGGCAGGCGGCTTTCGATAACAACTTCGGGCTGGTAGCTCCAACCGAGATGATAGACTTGAAACTGCCCGGTCTTCCGGGGCGGCGCAGTAGATGGATCACTGTTTGGCGTCGACGTATTCAGCGTGCGGCCGCCGACCGTAATCGAAATAGTGTCTTCAAGCTGCGCTACCGTGCGGACATATCGCTTGGGCATCCCGAAAGATATGCCGTCCTTCAGCTGCACTTCCTGCCGGAGCGGAACAACCCTCGGGATGTAGTTGAAGCCGATCTCGACAGAAGTGACTTCTATCGGAAGAGTGATGTAACCCGACGGGCTTACCGTGAATTCGCCATAATACAAATCACCATCGACAACATGGACCGTGGCTCCAATGTGAAGCGGAAAAGGACCAATTGTCTTGCTGGGAAGCCCCGTCCAATACAAAGAAAAGTCGAGATTGTGATCGGAGTCGATGATCTCCACAAAAAAGCGTGAGCTGCCGGCAACGTAGCGCTCAACAAGACCCCATGCCTCGCGATCAACGACGCCAAGACGCTTCCATTCGCCTTGAGTCGTCCAAAGACTCCAGCCACCGATGTTTTCTTTCTTCACCCTCGTCAGGATAGCAAGCGTGCCGTCGCTGTTCGTGACGTATGCCAGCGCTTCCTGAGAGCCAATGCCTTCCATCTGGCTGTCGATCGACACCGGGTCCCTGATCAGATCTTTCGCCATGTAAGTCACGCTGTCAGCGGCATAGCTTTCAATGTAGCCAACCTGGCTCATTGAGAACTCGCGGATCGCGTTGGCAACGCGAGTGATAAAGATTGTCGCCGTATCGAAGATGACGGCTTTTACACCACGGATGCCGTAGCCAGACTGCTGTTTTATCGAAAAGTTAGCCGGCGTGAGCGCGTTCTGGCCGCCCCACGGAACGATGAACTCGCCATGAGAAGCGAAAATCTGAAGATTGTTCTGGCTTGCCAGCGCTTTTATCTCAACCACCCGGTCCGCGTAGATGATTGCCTTGATCGCGTCGGCAGGCTCGCCGGTGCCGAGGTCGAAGTTGAGCGGGCCGATCGTAGTCGACAGCCAAATGGCGTTCGGGACCTCGTGGCCTGACGCCATCACAAAGCGCTGTTCGTGGAAAGTCGTGCAGCCGCACCAGCCACGCACTGCGGAGAAAGCCTGCTCGTCCCACTGAGGGTCCATCGCCGTTCCAGTGGCTGTCCCATAAACGGTCATAGTTGCTTCGGTCGAGCTGGTGATTGCCGTACAGAGCATCACGGTATTCTTGTAGCGAAAGAAAGTGCCGACATGCTCGGCAACAAAGACGGGGTCAGAGACAGTGACCGTGACGCTGCCTGTTGTGGCGCTCAGGCTCATGTTGACTTGCGGCCGCACAAACTTGTGGAACGGCATAAGCGGCGCATTGTCCGCGCCAGTCGCATAGACAATCGGGTTGCGAGTAAAAGTCGTCGCGCTGGTGCGCTTGATTACCTGCGTCTCAAAGTCGTGATGCGCGATGAACATCGTGTCGAGGTTCTGCGTGCACTGGACTTCGTTCAAGGCCAAATGATTCAATTGCCAGGGGCAACCAGAGATCGTCTGGACAAAAGTACGACTGACCTTGTTCCAGATGTGCAACTCGCCGGGAGACAAAAAGAACGAGTACGCTTGCTCAGAACTAAAGATGAAGTCTTCGATCTGGCAATTCGTGAAGTTAACTTCAGCCAGCACTGTCGAGCCCGGGCGCCGGGTGACGCCACCTTGCGGCAACAGACGGCAGTTCTCGATAGTGCGGGCAGCGTTGCGATACGCCGGAAGGTCCATGCGGGAGTGCATGGCCTCGGAGATCGCACCGGCAGTAAAGTTTGTCTGAAGATTCCGGATCACGAGACAAAGCCCCCGGACGTATGACGTCGCCGCTCGTATAGGGTCTGCCGCATGACTTTCGTTGTAACGCTCTGGCTGTCGCGGGTCTTAGCCCGACTCGACTGAATCTGCGCCAGACCCTGCATCGTCTGCATCTGGCCGGTATTGCGGGTCACAGACGCCGCCAGCGCTTCGGCCAGGCGGTAAATCATCAGCAGGGTAAAAGCCGGCGGCCAGAAGGCTTCCGGAACCCGGTACTGGTAAGTGGCTACGACTTCCTGAGACGAATCGACGTTGGCGTAGAGACGACTGCCGTTGATGTCGTAGCGAACACCCTCCAGCCCGCCGGCGCTGATCCGCTCGATCGTAAAAGGTTGCCCGTCTTCAAGAACAGGCAAGTGAAAGGCTGTTTCATAGCGATCCAGCGGAGGGCTGGAGTCGACCTGCAAACTCTGTTGCGCCGTGCAATGCCGCCACGGATAAGAAGCCGTGATGTCGGCAAGAATCACTTCGTAGAGTTGGCTGGCGACAATGACCTCGACACGGTCAATTTCGGAAAAAGACGAGATTGGATCGAGGCCCAAAAGAACCGCGGCGCGAGAAGCCACCTCCTGCGGGTTCTTGGGCAACGCTTCCTGGGACATTCAGCTCTCCTGAAAAAAAAAGAGGGCGGGCTGTCAGGCCCGCCCTATGGCTGTTCTTTACCGGAAAGCCGATCCCCTAGGTAAAGATTGCACTCGAGACAACCGAAATTGTCCCCGCTGATTCATTCTTGGCGTTGACGGCGGCTTCCGCCGCCCCTCCTGTCACGCCAACAACCGTCGACCAGAGGTGGATTATGTCTCCGGGCTCGAGATCGTGGACGACCGAAGCAAAGTAGTTGGCGGCGATCGCAACGGCGATCGTGTCGGGGGTGGTGTACCCCCAGACACGGCCGACGCCGGAAGCCATGATCAGTGCCAGAGCAGGACGACTGAAAGCCATGCGGACCTCACGCGAACGTGGCGCTCGAGACGACCGTGACCGCGTTCGACGCTTCGGTCTTGGTCGCCACGGCGAGGGTGCACTGGCCGTCGGAGGCCCGGAGATGGATGCGGTCGCCGACTTCGACATCGGCGGCCGACGGACCGAAGTAGTTCGCGGCCTTGGAGGTCGCGAGCGTGTCGGTCGTCGTCGAGTAGGTGAAGACTCGCAGGGAGCCGCTGCTCCCGACGAGGCTCAAGTTGGTGCGGATATAAGCCATAGGCTTTTCCTTTCCTTTTCTTCGCTCAGGCGACCTTGAGCGAACACTTGATGGCGCCGAGCGTGTCGATCAGCACGGCGTTCATCTGCATCTTGTTCATCGCCCAGTAGGCAGCGCGAGTACCTTCGTAGGTGATGGTGCTGTTCACGTCTTCGCCGATCGCGTGGCCGACCGAAGAGCGATGAAACAGATAGTTGGTGCTGTTGGTCGAGCGCACGTAGCCCGAGAAGGGCATCCACATGAAGCTCATCCAGCGCTTGGCTTGGGTGCCCATCTTGTAGGGCAGGTCGTCTTCGCCGACGTACTGGCTGTTGGAAAACTGCTGAATCGCCATCAGCTTGCCCCACTGCTCCCAGCCTATCAGAGCAAAGCGGTCGCCGTCGTCAGGCACGTTGTTGTTGCCCATCGCGACCATGCAGCTGGTCGCCCAGGCAAGCGTCGCGCCGTTCGTGGTTTCGTCTGCAACCGTAGTCGAGCCGGACAGCGCCGTGATGATCTGTTCGTCGGTTTTGCGGCCCAGCGCAAAAGCGCCGGCGCGCTGCGAGGCGAGCATCTCGTCATGGTTGACGCGAAGTACGTCGAGGTCGTCGATGAAATCACCCGCATACCAATCTTCGACCGTCACGGAGACGTTTGTGTGATCGTTGTTCATCGGCGGGATGACGGCGTTGCGCGCCTTCTGAGTCGCCGTACCGGTGCCGTACTTCTGAAACGTAGTCTTGTTTTTTACGCCAGACCGGGTGCGGCAACAGGCGCGAAACTGCGAGCCCTGCAGCTGATAGGCTTCATGGACGCCTTGCTCAAACTCTTGAACGAAGGCGACGTCAATACTCGGATTTGCCATAGAATGATCCTGTCCTGAAAATGAGTTTCTTCAGACGGTTCATCCCGAGACGGACGGAGGATTTGCCTGCGAAGCGCCGCGTAGCGGCTGCTGGGCAGGGTCCACGTCGCGGCGGTGGGGCCGTGTCGCTGCCGGACACTAACCCCACGGCCGGTTAAAGGTCAATTCCGGTTTAAGCGCTGGAAGCCTGCACGCACTTTGGCGACAAAACTCGGGTCGATTTTGCCGCCAACGCCGGAGTAGCGAGAGTCGCGAAGCATCTTTGTCAGATCTTCGCGGCTGTAGATTTCCCCGGGCATTGCGCCCATCTCTTCCGCCACCGGGGGAGAGCCGGCAACAGTCATCAGCTCCTCGATCGCTTTGATCGTCGCCGCAGTGGCCGGCAAGCGAGCAAAAGTCGAGTAATTCTCAGCCGAAAGATTGCCCTTTAGCCAGCCATCGACGCGGGAATGACGGGCATCGGCCTTGGCTCCCAACAGCTGGGATTCGGTTTCCCACGACGGCTGAGCGGCTACCATCTGGGCGACGTAGCCTTGAATCACCTCGTTGATCTCGCCCTTGGGGATGCCGTACTTGTGAGCGACACCCTTCATCCAGTCGAGCATCGGATCGTCGGTTTTCACCGTGAAGTCGCGATCGCCGATCTTAAACTCGGTGGCGATTTCGTAGTCTGCCGCCACGGCAGGCACGTTCTCCAGGCGCTCAGTTTCGAGGCTTTTCTGGATTTCCGTCCGAAGCTCTTCGCGCCGGCGAGAATTGCCCTTTTCGAGCTCGAGGTAGGACTTGGTGAGCTTCTGGTAGTCTGGCTTACCGTCGACAAGAAACTTGTCGGGAACCCTTATCTCTGGCGAGACAGAAGATTCCCCACCAGCGCCAGCAGCGCCAGCTCCTTCCTTTTGTCCTTCGCCGCCGGCGGGTGTGCCTGATCCGGCCGCGCCGCCAGCAGCGCCTTCGGCTCCGCCCTGAGCGCCGGCGCTTTCGTCGGCGGGGCTCACTTCTTCACCTTGGGTTCTGGAAAGCGAAGTTCAGACTTCATTTGCCCAAGCGTCTTGCCGTCGTGCTTCTTCACAGCGGCGGGGATCGCTTGAGTGTCACTGTCACCCATGCACTTCACACGGTTCATGGCTCACTTTTCCTTCGGCACTTCGGCGGTCGCCGCAAGGACAGCTGCCATGCTTGCCCCGCGGATCAGGCGGATCGCGTCGACGCACAGCTCATCGCGCTCGATCGTCTTGTGCATCATCTTTTCGACTTTTGTGATCAGGGCGCCGGCAAGCATCTTGATCTGGGCAATCTCGTCGATCTTCTCCGGGTTAAAGTCCAGACGGAGGTGCCGAATGGCAGTGACGCTTACGTCGAGCGTCGTCTCCTGGCTGAGGGGGTTCGGTCGGCTCAAAGTTTTTCTCCCAAGTCGGTTCTCTTTTGCATAAGGCCGACCAGCCAACGCCTTCCTTCGAAGTGCATCAGTTGGTTTGGTTCGACGTTGTGATCGAACGTCGTGTTGACCGTAATGTTCTTCAGATAGGCAAGCAACTTCCGTCCGTCATCGTTGCCCAGCACCAGCCAGAAAAGCCGGTTGAGGTCGTCCTCCATTTCCGCCGTGTATTGCCGGCCATCGGCGGAAACAGAACGGTCTGACGCTGGCCGGATGCTGGCCGCGACCGTCGAGCGAGCCCGCGCCATCTATTGACGGGTCATCGCTGTCAGGCTGTCGATCATCGCAGACGGATCGCCAGTGCTGGGGTCCATACCCTGCTGCATCTGACCTTCCTGCGCTTGCTGCTGTCCGACTGTCGCTTCGGCCATCATCTTTTTCACCTCGGCGTCGGAGTTGAGCATCGTCATCGAGACGCCGTTTCGGCGCGCCATCTCGGGGATCGAGCGAGCGCGATTGAACATCATTGCAGACGTGCCCTGCCCAAAGATTGCGTTCACCTGCGCGCTGAACTGCATCATCTCGTTCATCTGAATAGCGTCCTGCCCGCGCAAGAAAGGCGATTTTACGTCAAGCTTCAGCGCCTTGCCGTCGACCTTCATCCCGATCATGTCGAGAATGCCCTGCTTCTCGAAGATGTAGATTGTCCGGTTTACCATCGGGATCAGGATTTCCTTCACCAGACGAGCGCCCGGGGCCGATAGATCGCGGGCCGTTTCGGCAATACGGCTCTGGATCTCATAAGCCGATCGCGGCGTCTTGCCCGGAGCGTCCATTTCGTCGATGAACAAGCCCTTCTTGATGTTCATCCGCATGTCGGCGAGGACCAGCTGGCTCACGTCGAAGCGAGCAGGGCTCTGCAGGCTTTCCAGTTTCGAGCCCTGCGCCTTGGGGATGAAGGTGCCGGGCTGCAGGATGATGTTGTCGGGGTTGAAGACGCCGTCGTCGTCGTAGACCCAGATGCCGCCAAGGGCGAGTTCGGCGTTCTCGAGAACCAGCTGGACCGTGAGGTTGCAGGTCTTCACCGCCGGCATGATGAGTTGCAGCGGGCCGCGGCCCCAGGCGTCGAGACCCGTCTTGCTCCAGCGCCCGGTCATGTGCGGGCAGGCGCCTTCGCCCTTGAGGTCCAGGTCGATCACGACGAGACGCATCGACTGGACGACGATAACCTGTTTCCAGGCCGGCTCGAGCGCGTTGCCGGTTTCCCAGACGGCGCGGACGACCTTCTCCTTGGCGCGGGGATCGGTTCGCAGGCGGTTGTTGAACTGGTCGTTGTACTGGCCTTTCGGCCACTGGGCCTTGATGTCCTCCAGTGCCATCTCACACCATGTGAACCAGCCGCGGATCGTGTCGCCGTAGCCGCGCAGGATGGCGATGTGGGTCGGCGGCAGGGCGGCAAACACGACATCGCCGGGGTAAGGCCCGGGCTCGATCATCATGTTCATCGTGCCAATGCCCAGATCGACCATGCCTTCGCTGATTTCGGCCGAAAAGTTGGATTGCTGCCACGATCGGTGGATCATGTCGGTCAAGGCTTCCAGTTTCGCCTCACCTTCCGCGTTTCGAAGGTGTTTCGGGCTTTCAGGCCCGAGTGAAAGGCTAAAAATCTCGCCGTACTGCGGAAAATAGCCGCTTGTCATGCGCGAAGCGAAGCGCGGGACGCCGGTGACCGCCGTTTCATCGAAAATCAGGTCCGTGCGCTGCTGGCCGGGGGTCGCCTGATAGAAATGCTCCCGCTGCGGCAGGGTGTAGTTGTAGATTTCCTGCCAAAGCTGAATCCACGGATCGCGAGCGCGGTTGGCCTCGGCAAAAAGCCGGTCAAAAACCTTCCACGTGTCGCCGCCACTGTCATTTCTGCCAGATCGAGCCTTTTTCTCCGGTTTTTTTGTCGTTTCGACCTCTTTTTCCTCCTGTTTCGGTCTGCGACCGTAAGAAGGCTGGGGCGTAGAGGTGTCGGCCATGCGAGGCGTGCGTGCCATTTTAACCCCCTAGTGGAGACGAGGTTCCGCCCAGCGTTTTGCTGGCGGCGCTGAAGCCCGCAAACCCGTTGGAAGCCAGCGTCGCCAGGCCGCCCTGCGTGTACATGTCGAGCCGCTTCTTCTCGGTTGCCGCGGCAAGGTCGTCGTTCTTCTTCTTTTCGATCGCTGCCAGAGCGTCGAGTCTCATGCGCTCGTCGTCGATCATCTTCTTCTGCGCCCAGAAAGCATCGTCGTTGCCGCCGCCACCACCACCAAAAGACATCACCGCCTCCGTTGCGGGGGCGCGATCAGCTCAATGGCGCCCAGTGAAAGAAGTTCCTCGTAAAGACTGTCAGCTCTTTGCCGAAACGAACGCGGCTTCAGACCCAAGAGGGACCGCGTAAAGGTAACACAAGTTGTCCATCCGAAGGCGTGCCAGAGAGAAGCCTTTGGCGGAGTGGGCGACCCTTCAAACAAAAGCATGGCGCCGCAGCGAGCAACAATTGCGTGCAAGCGAGCGGCTTCCCTGGCCGTTACCAGCGTAGCCGAGTACCCCATGAAAGCCCATTCGACTACCATGAAAGTGTTTCCGTCTTCACTGGGCTGCAAAAGAAAGCAGTGTTGCCACGGCGGTTTGGGCTTGTGAAAGACAGTGGTGATCCAATGCAGGCGGGCCGGCACAAAAACAACCTGCCAATGACCCCGCCAGGGTTGCCACGCTTTCATGTGTTCTGCCACCGGCGAGCGCCCATCCGCGTCGACTGACGCTGGAACGGGTTTCCTATCCTTGGCGCCGTCACCGAACGGTTTTCTCGCGCCATCTTCAGCATCGGCTTCCAGCCGCCCGCGCCCACGACTCCGTACTGCAAGGCGTCATGAATGTGACTGTGCCGGTTCTTGTAGGGCTTGGTCTCATAACTCTGTCCGTGGCTCCCACCGACTTGCCGAAACTGGTAGCCACCCTCGAATCCGGCGATCAGGCCCTTGCAGTGCGGACTGATCAGAAAGCCGGGGCCGTGCACCGTCATCTTCGTCAGCGCCGCTGCCACCGCTTCGATCCGGATCAGCGGATCGTTAGTCGGCGCCGCCGTGAACTGCTTGAAGCCCGAGGCCCGCATGATCTGCAGAGGAGTCTCGTCGCGGGTCTGGGCCATGTCGTCGCCCGCAGGGTCGCCCCACATCGAATAGGTAAAATCGGTCCACCCCATTTTCGTGATCTCGCGGGACAGGCGGATCGCCAGCGTCTGGGTCGATACGCCGGCAAGAACCAGCTCATGGAACACCACGAACCTTCCGTCGATCTCCTGCAGGAAAGCTACCGCGGGCGTCCGACCGAAGTCCGCCCCAAGAATAACAGAGTGGCTTGGCAAGGGAGCCAGTCGTTGGCTGGCGACGTGAACGTCACGACTGAACTCGGGGTAAACCGGGCGGCCGCTCACGATCTCGTCGTATCGGTTCAGCACGTAGATGTTGATCCACGTGCGGCTCTTGCCCGGCAGAAGGTCGAGATAATACTTGTCGGGCAGCTTCTGGTTCGCCCGGTCCGGGTTCATCGCATAACTCAGCACCCGGCCATCCTCGCCCAGGATTTCGATCATCGCTGCCGGCTGCGTGTAGAACTCCCAGCTGCCAGGCTTAACCAGCAGCTTGGTTTCGTCTTCCGTCATCCACTCGGGCGCTGGCACTTCGCCGGCCATGATCGGCCACCAGTGGTCCTTCGGAGGACTGTTCGTGTCCATGATCACGCCAGACCACGTTGGCCCGCCCTGCGCCGGAGACGGATACCTGTTCACGCGGGCCGTCACGCCGTCGAGGATTTCTTTTGGCAGTTCTCGCGCTTCGTTGATCCACGCCCCCGTCAAATCCAGAGACAGGAGCTTGGCAACGTCCGAAGGGCGATCCAGCGCGAGGAAGATCACCTCACAGTCGACATAACTGCCGTCGGGCATCTTGTATGTCAGGTGATGCGTGAACGGCGCGCTTCGCAAGAAGGGACCCAGCGTCTCGGGAACCCATTCCAGCCACGTTTTTACCGTCGTTAGCTTCAGCTCAGGAAACGTGTTGCGGACGATCGCCCACCGGCTTCGCCGCACCCGTTCCCCATTCTCTTCAAACGGTTCCTGCTGCTGCGCTCGTCGCATTACCTCATGCACGCACAGCACGGACTTGCCGGACCCGAACGGCCCCCGGATGCCCCGCACAAAGGCATCGCTTCGCATGAACTTCACCGCCACAGGATCAGGCGGCACGAACGACACAGGGTTCTTTGGCCCCTTCACCATTGCCTGGGCTGCGGCTTTGCGAGCCATCAGTTGAGCATCTTTGCGTCGATCATCCGCCTCAGCATCCGCTCAGCCGTCTGCCCGCCAATGCTCTCGATCACTCGATCCGCCTCGTAGTCCGTGATGAACTCGATTGGATTGTGCCGGAGATGCACACGCTTCACGATCTGGCGAAGCCTGCGGAGATCTTCTGGGTTCAACTCGGAAACCTTCAAAACACACTCCTCACCAATCAGAAATCCTTTCTTGTAGCCGCCTTTTCAAGCGCCATTGTTTTATGGGCCGAGCCGCTGGACGAACCCAGCCAATAACTCAGCACCATGCCGTAGCCGGTGGCTGCGCTGCCGCCCAGAAGCAACAGCGCTTCTTTCATGCCCTCCGGCACGACCCTCGCAAACAGCATGTAAACAAAGCCGCCAAACACGCAGATTGCCAGCACGGACACGATTGGCGAGCCCCAGGCGATGGCGCTACCGGCCTTGGCAAGCTCGACGGTCTGGCTGCGGGCGCCCTGCACATCAGCAATGCGCGCCTTGATGTCCTCCAATTCAGCGACACGCCGGTCCTGCTCGGCTTGATCGGCGGCCTTCTTGGCGTCTACCTCGGCTTGGATGACAGCCATCTTGAACTGCAGCGCAAGGTTCGGGTCTGTTGCAATCGCTCGCTCGATCCCGCCTGCGTCCGTAGTGCCAAGGATGTCCTGCGCGATGCCGGTGATCTTGGCCGCAGCGACGCCAGCCTTGTCGCCCATGATCCAAGACGCGACGGTCGGCGCAAGACCAAGCAGGAGGGGGATCAGCGGCATCAGGCGTGCCTCTCGTAGGCTGCAGCCATCAAGCCGGCGTAGTGATCAATCTGCCCGAGTCCGTTGTAGCGGGCGGCAAAAACATGCCAGTCCTTGCGACGTAAAGCGTCAACCAGGACAGCGTCGGCCTTCACGAAGCGCACAAAAGCGTTGAGCTGGCCATCGTCGGTACCCATCGCCTCGCGCATGGCTTGCGGGCTCTCGTAGCCCAGTGTCTGCCAGTGAAAACCCATGATTTGATACGCTCCCCAGCTCGTTGACTGGATCGCCGCGTCCTCATCCAGAGCCGCGGCTTCATTGAACTGCACCCATGCTTCGCCCTGATTGCGGGCAGCAAGTGCCGGCGTCCATGCCCGGCAGGAGATGTGTGGATGGCTGTCGTCGTACTGGTAGCCGGTGAGCTTGCCGAACCAGTGCGCCTCGAGGCGAATGACGGGCAGATCGTTTCGAAAACCGTGTCCGCTGCTTTCTACCTCGGCGATCGCCTTGATTGCGGCCACTTCGACGCCGATCTGGTCGGCCGCTGACTGGTAGTCGATCATCTACTTCCCCGGTTTATCGGTTTTCTTTTCAAGTTTCCCATCAAGATCGCGAAAGCCTTCGCGAACAATGCTTTTTATCTCTCGAATGTCGTCGGCCGTCCGAACCTGTATCTGATCCATGTGCGTTTTCTGGAGTGCCATCTCGCGCATGATCCGGGTTTCGAGTTGCTGGTCGCCGGCAAGCCGCACGGTCTGCTCTTCGCGCTGGGCGCGCTCCAGATGACCAAAACGCACATCCAGCGAAACATAGCCGCCAGTGCCCACAATCAGAAAAGATGCAGCAGTCAGGACATGGCCCAAGTTGATCGTCGGATCAAAAATAAAACGTCGGTGTGGGTCTCCAACCCCTGCCTTCAAGGCTTCTTCAACCATCACCGACCTCCCCCGGGCACCAGGCTTTGCAACGCAAGCGCAGCTTTACAGGCAAAAGCATAAAAAAAAGACGACCATTACGCCTCTTTTTTTACTCAGTTCCTCATACAGAAAAAATCCAAGGAGAGGCAGCAGGTCTTTGCGCGGACAAGGATAAAACTGGCGTGCTGGTCCCTTCACCTAACGCGGCCGGCCTGTTTTTAAGGCCAGTACCCTGTAAGCCCCGCTGGTGAATGGGTCCCATACCGAGCCCGAGAGAGGGGGATGCCCCCTCTCCGCCCGCAGGCGGGCTCCTCTCCCCCTGAGGAGGGGGATGCCCCCTCCTCGCCGCAAGCTGACGCTCGCTGCTCACCTCCCCCGGCTGCGCTTTAGAGAGATGCTCCCGCGGGGACCAGCAGAGCCACACCCTGCTGATCGGTAGCACAGTCCGTGGCTACTCGCTCTCCGGTAGAGAGAACGTGAACGCATGGTGCTCCCCAGCAGCACGCATCGCGGTTGTATTCCCAACGCCAGCTCTATCGAGCAGCTCCACAGAAACCCTGTATTTCAAGGCTTCGTCGGCTGTTTTGTCGCGCAATTCCGCCAAGGTTGCGACCGATTTTCCGGCCTCAAGACCCAACGTACTCAAGGTGACAGCAGCCATAAGGCGCTGAACCTTCGGCATGAGGAGTTGCCTCGAGGCCCACTGGTCGTCGTTGCCGAGAGTGCGGCTGAGAGACTTGAGCGTCGAGCCTGTAGAGAGGCGGAGTGTCACCAGCGCGATCTGGGCGTCGGTGTATTGATCGTCTGTGCGCTTGGCTTCGCGAGCGGTTGCCCGAGAGATTGTATCGACGTCTGGAATGGCTTTGGGGGCGGCTTTGCGGACAACGTTTGCGATGGCGGAGGAATCGCTTGGGGCAACGTTGGCTCTGAGCTTGTCGGTCCGGAGAGACATAAAGAAATAGAAAGCATTTCTGCTTATCCACCGTCAAGGCACTTGTTCGTAACTAATAGCCCCGCTTGATAAATACACACCTGATAGGGAACGTCTGTGAACCAATTCCGTGGGGTATTAGAGTACCGTGTCAGGGGGGGGGGGAGGGGGTGGCTCCGCTCGCTTGTTCCGGCCTGGCGGCCGGCGCTCGCTCTCGCTGTGTGCATGGGGCATGTGTGATCGCCGGCGCAAGCGCCGCCGACCCCTTGAAAGGAAAGGAGCGGGCTCCGCCCGCACTTGCTCAGCAAGATGGCTCGCTGGTCGCTCGCGGGCTCGCCAAGCTCGCCTCATCTCATGAACGCGCTGGTGCGCGAGCTACCATGCAGTGCCGGGGGGTTCTGTGCTGGCGCTGTGCGGGTGCACGCCCCCGGCAGAGTCTCTGATTTTTTCTCTCTCTTGACGCCCCAGCGCACGCCCCCAGAAGAGGGGGCGTGCTTGCCACCCCCGCTCGCCCTGTCAAGGCGGAGGAGGAGAAACATTCAGTCGCGGATTACCGCAACAGAATGTCTCACCTCCCCCGCCTCCTCCGTATGAACTCCGGCCCGCCAAGAGGCGGGTGACAGGACTCGGCAGCCGTTCGGTGCTCGCCCTCAGGCATAGGTCGCTTCGCGACTTGAGTGGGCTCGACCCGCATAGATGCCCGTGTGCCCACTCAACCCCCGGCCCAGCCGGGGGCTACGGAAGCCGGACGGGCGCAAGCGCCCGGCGGTGGCCAAGAGGCCCCCGCGTCCCGGCTTCCTGATGCCTTCGATATGGCTCGCACGCTCTCTCGGGTGGACCGGGGTCTGCGTCAAGCGAGAGCTGACGCAGACCTGTGGAGGTCTGATCCATACAGAGGAGACAGTCATGGAAGTGTTGAACAAAGCCCACCTGAAGCGGATGCCGCATGATGCCGTGTACATCGGCCGCGGCAGCAAGTGGGGCAACCCGTTCATCATCGGCAAAGACGGTGACCGCGATGAAGTCGTCGCGAAGTACAAGCGCTACCTCTGGACCAACAAGCAGCTGCTGGCCCAGATCCGCGAACTGCTGAACAGGGACCTCGTCTGCCACTGTGCACCGCAGCGCTGCCACGGGCATGTGCTTCTCGATGCGCTCGAGTGGGACATGCGTCGATGACCGAGAGAGAGGGGGCTCCGCCCCCTCTCAAACTCTCCCCCGGCAGAGGCGCGTCCGCCTCTGCACTCGGGCCTTGTCAAACCAGACCGTCGGTAGCACGGGCGGAAGCCACGGACCGACTTCTCAATTCGCATCTTTCTTTTCATTGGAGACGACCATGTTGACCATCATCCTCTCGGCTATCGGAACCTTCCTCGCCTTCGCTTCGATTGAGCTGGCGAAGGCCATCCTCATGTACTTCGCCGTCCGCATCGTGGTGGAGGCCGCGATCCGCCTGAAGGACCGCGTCCTCTACACCGCCATGCGGGCAGTGGCCGAACCGAAGGCGACCCTGATGTCGATCGGGAACTTCCTGATCTACCTCACCTTTGCAGCAGCCACGCTGGCGACCAGCGTCGTCTACTGGCTGGTGTTCATGGCGGCCCGCGCACGGAACGTGGCTGCCGCAGCGTAAGCGTACCCACCCACAGTGATTGAGGAGACAATCATGCCGAGACTTGCAGAAGAGACCATCGAACACGACGAAGACCAGCTCACGCAGATCGAGCAGGAGGCGGCAGCTTTCGGAACGACCGACGACATCGACCTCGTGCCGGAGCCGACCCTCACGGTCGTCGTGCCCACGCCGCCGAAGAATCGGCGCACGAAGAAGAAGCTCCCGGTCCCGGCACCGAAGCCGGTTGCGGTGAGCATCGCGGCCTATGCCGACCACCTCTTCACGCGGCACCAGTACCTGCGGCAGCTCCGCATTAAGGTGGCGCTGCTTCGCGAGAAGCAGGCGCAGGAAGAGGCGGTGGTGGCGACCACCAGCCACCCCGACAAGGTCACCGGGAGGGTCCCGGCACCCCGGCTCAGGTTCCGCCGTGCGCCAGGTCACGCCTACCCGATGGACGCAGCCACCTTCGCTCGGTGGCAGGCGAAGTACGGCAAGCGGGCTCACGACAAAATGGTCGAGGAAGCGCAGACCGCGATCGACACCGGACACACCCGCTACTTCCCCGACGGGGGCAGCGACTTCATGACTCGGCGCACCGTGCCCGCCATCGAGAAGGCGGTGCGGGACCTGCTGAAGAAAGAGGGCATTGAACTCTCGTCCTACTACGATCCCGAAAAGCGCCAGTGGTTCCGGCTCTGGGAACCGACCGACCTGCCTCCCATCCCGCTGCGGAACGTCAGCCGCGAGAGGGCGCTGGCCGACGGATACGTCTCCGAGTCGGACAGGGCGCTGGCCGAGGGAACCTACGTCAGGAACACCACGTTCCAGATGTTCAGGACCATCGAGGGCGACGACTGGGACGACCTCGGCCCGGACGAACAGCACCGGATCATGAAGGCCAAGTACGACGCACATCGCGCCATACTGCAGACCACCTTCTGGTCCGACGACAATGAGCTTGCCCGCCTGAAGTACATCGACGGGTATCTGAACACCTACGAGTGGAAGATCCACTCCCTCGTGGCGGCCGACAGGGCAGCGCGTTTCGAGATGAAGAACCTCGTGCGTGACAACGACGACACGGAAATCCCACTTCAGCTCATCGAGCAGAAGCAGGCCCGTATCAACGGCCTGCGGAACCAGCTCCGCGACTGTCAGGCGAACTTCGACGTCTGCATGAAGCTCCGCGATGAGCTTGTCTCGGCCACCTCGATCCAGTGGGGCGCATACCGCTCGATCGAACAGAAAGCCACGGACAAGGCAGCGCGTGAGCGTAGGAACAAGGCCGTCTCCCACCATCTGGCGGGGCTTTCGCGGCCCGAGTACGAACTCTGGCTCAAGGATCAGGACTGGCGCGTGCACCGGGACGGTGTGGCCGCCAGCGACGACGAGTAACGAACGCTTCCCCCGGACGCAGGCCGCTTCTCGCCTCCGTCCGGGGGATTTCTTTTGATCGAACGGGTCGGCGGCGCTCGCTGGTCGCTCGCACGTGGCGCTACGACGACACAGTGAAGCCCAGCGCCAGGTCTCGACACCGGGCATGAAGGGGGCACGCCCCCTCGCTGCGCTCACCCCCGCGCCCGCAAGCGGTCGCCCGGCCGAAGACGGCCGGCGGAGGGCTGGCCGCCCTCCGGACCTCCCGCGTGACGCCATGACCCTGAATACGATTAGCCTCAGTGGGCGGCATCGCCCGGGTTGATTAGCCTTGGTTCGCGACTTTCTTCGCAGGGCAGACACCGGAGAAAAAAAGGATCGGTCATGTTTCTTCTTGTTTTTTTATGGGCCGCGGCCGCGATCGGCTATGCCTACGGAGGCATCGACGAAGCCTTCACGTGGTTCGTTGGCTCTGTTTTTCTGCTGGTAGGTGGCTTGTGGCTGCTGGATGAACTCAGTCAGCGGATGACCACCTGATCGCAACACCGAAGCCACGGATTGCTTTTTTGTCCCTTGTCGGTTTTCGGCAAGGGTTGACCGCCTCACTCGCGGGTGAGGCACCTTAGGAGAGAACGATATGTACGCGCAGATCACCATCGTTGGACGGCTCGGCAAGGACCCCGAGATCAAGAAGCTGAACAACGGCGCGACCGTTGCCCGGTTCTCGGCGGCTGTCGACAAGGGCTACAAGAACAAGGACGGCACCAAGCCGGACGCCGAGTGGTTCAACATCGACGCCTATCAGGCGAAGGACACCGGCATCGTCACCAACCTGATCCAGCCGTACCTGAAGAAGGGCCAGCTGGTCTTCATCGCCGGCGAGCCCACGATCGAGAAGTACACCAAGGACGGCGTGGAGCAGCGGGTCTTCAAGATCAAGCTGGGTCCGCAGTCGACGCTGAAGATGCTCGGCGGCACGGCCAAGCCCGGCGAGAGCGGCGGCAGCGCCCCGGCCTTGACCGGCGGAGCCGCGCCCGGAGACGACGACATCCCCTGGTAGGAACACCGAGGTCCAGACGCTGGCGAAGCATGGCGCATGCCTGACGACAGCGTCTGGACACACTTATGAGTCTGAATCAATACGCCTGTCAGGGAAACGCTTTATGAGAAACAAACGCGCCGGCTGGACCGACCGCGAACTGAAGCGGATGAAGACGCTAGTGGAGCAGAGCGGCCTCTCATGGTCCGTCATCGGGCAGCGGTTCAGATGCGGGGCAACCACCGTTGCCGATCTGGCTAAGAAACACGGATGGAAGAAGAAGATCGCAGGAGCGCCGACTTCATAAGGAGAATAAGCGATGACATCCATTGGCCGCATCATAGATGCGCTTTTCCGCGACCCCGACAGAACAGTCGCGGGTGCGCGTGTTGATATCGCCTACACCGAGAACGAGACGGTGATCGAAGTCGGGCCTCATCCTGGATTTGCCGCTGGATCAATGGTCGTGGTGATGAGGCAAGGGTCTGGGGAAAATCTGCACCACTACGAGATGGAGTTCAGCCTGACCGACGTGCGCGAGGCGCGAGCCCTTTCGGCGGCGCTCACGGCATGGGCCGATTGGGCTGAAAGCGTAAACGCGCCGAAGGAGACGGGCGATGAGCAATAGAGCCAAGATCAAACCAGATGATCCGCGCCCAGCCAAGGGCGGATGGGCGCCAGGCGACTACATGAACACCTGCACGACCTGCGGCGCTACCTTCACCGGATGCGACAAGCGATCATGGACATGTGCGGATTGCGCCTATGCCAAAAGCGACGCGCCCATGGCCCCCGACGACAACAAGGAACTGGTAGAGATCGTGGCGAGGGCTTTGGCGAGGTTTTGGGGCGTCAACCTCGACAAGCATCCAGACTTGATCGGGCAGCAAGCGCGCATCGCCCTCACCGCCATCGAGTCATCAGGCAGAAGGATTGTGCCCTCCTCCCCACGGGTGGAAGATGTAAGGCGCAAGGCGCTGGAAGAAGCGGCGGAGGTGGCGGACCAGTATGCGCGACTGTCCCCGCTCTTCAACCACGGCACACAGCTCTCACGATCTGAGGAGGCTGCTATGGACGCCGCCGCCCGGATCGCCC